TGATTGTTTCTTTATACCGCTTACAATTGAACTGCCTGTGCTTTGATATGATTGTTGTTCATCTTCTGCAAGATCTCTAATACGCAAACTATCTACATCAAATTCTAAATCTACTTTTTGTCCTACGCCACTAGATGATCTAGTTTTCATAAACTGTATTTGATATCTTCCACGTTCTTTCATTGCTCTACTTGTAAAGATACCTATCACGTTATCAGCAGTTTGTATCTTACTCAACCCTCCACTAATGTGCGAGTGATCAAATTCTATTTCTTCTACTGCCGCTCTGTTTAACTGCGATGCAGTAACAAACACACACTGCATTTCCATTGCCAAGTTACGTAGTTCTTCACTTACGTATTTGTCTTTAACAAACAAATCACTTGGCGATACTTTAATGCTCAACGGCATCAGCAAATCTAAATAGTCAATCAATAATACATCTGGTTGGCACTTGTTTTTAATTGACCATTCTTTAACATAACTTCTTATATCATTTGCATTCTTACCACTTGGCATATATTTGATTTGTATCTTACCTGACTTCTTGCCCATCATCTTGACTTTCATTTCTATATCATCAAGATTCTTAAACACATCTCTAGTAGCAACTCCTGTAAGCATACTATCAATACGCATTGCCGTTAGTGCTTCAGAAAGTTCTAAACTAATATACAACACGTTCATGCCTTCTAGTGCAAAGTTTACAGCCATATTCTGTAAGAACAAACTCTTACCTGCACCTGATCCACCTGCCCATATATTAAGTTCACCTCTGTTGAACCCACCAAACAGTTTTCTATCAATGCTTGGCCAACCTGTGCTTACTTGTCCGTTGTTGTCCTTTAGTCCTTCTAGTCTACCTTTAGGATCAAAAAAGTAATCTGTACCCATATCTTTTGCAAGACCAATTTGTATTGCTTCTTTTACTAGTCCTTCAACCGGACCATACTCACCTTTTTCAAGTAAGTCAGCACTCTTAAGAATTGCACGTTCTAGTGCTTTGTGTCTACTAAACTGTTCAAATGTATCCAACAACCAATCTGTGTGTTCTTGTCCTATACTACTTGCATCTTTTAATGTTGTACCACAACTAGTGTTAACAATGTCAAGTTCAGGCATAACTTTGTATTCATCAACATACTTGCTAATAAATTCTGCACCATCACGTAGTTGTTGATCAAAGTTTTCACTTTCAAAAATGCCTTGACATCTAACAAATGCTTCTGCATCTGAAAGAAACATTTCTAAAAACAACTTCTGTATTTCTTGATTAAAATCTTGCATAGTTATATTATACTACCTTTTTGTTTATTCTGCAAAGTAAGTTTTCGCCAATAGTTGAATCTTCAAGCCTGTTACTTTAGATGATACTATTTTTTGCATTGTGTATATCTTACCGTATCGTTCAACTGCTTCTGCGACATCTTTAATATCGTTGTCGGGCCATTCAGGAAACGAAACGCTCCATCCATATTTAACTGCATCGGTTACTAGTTGCTCTCCACTTTGATCCTTGTCAGGAACAACTATAACTTCACGTTGTAGACTGTTAATAAGCATACTCTGTTGATCGTTTACTTCATTACGTAGTACTGCTACACCGCCTACACTAATAGCATCAAACGGACCTTCTACTACAATTACAAACTGTCTATCATATCCTTGACCATCTAAGTTAAACACATAGCCTGGTTGACTATCTGTAATATACTTAGGTGAGCCGTCGCCTAGTTTACGAGCAGTGTAACCGACTATGTCCCCTTGATAATAAAATGGAACTATCAGCCTTGACTTGTATGATCCTTCGCAGGTCCACATAAAGTCGTAGTCCTCAATATCAAGGCCACGATCGTTAACTATATATTCGACGGCTCTAATGAACTCTGGATCTAATCCACTTGGTTCGAGTGCTTTCCAATCATGCCACTCCATTATAGGTTTAGCACCAACTGGCAGTTCTTTCTTTTCAAATACAGGCAACTGTATAGTAGGTGTTCCACCGTCTATGACGTGCTCCTCTTTTATACGTAGTGCCTCCAAAGCAATTTTGGTTATCTCTGAGTTTGGCATTCCGAACCATCCAAGTAGTTTCTTCATCTTGTAAGATAAGTTTCTACCCGGAATGAATGATGCTGTATAGCCACAGTTAAAACAGTGATAACTCACTGTACCGTCACCATTGAACATTATTCCACCACGCTTACGTTTGTCTGTGCTTTCGCCGTTATGAACACAGCATGGAGCATCAAAAGAAATCCACCCACTAGGGGTTTGCTTTCTTTTTGCAGGCAAGGTAGTCGTAATGCTAGATTGTATCGAATTCATATTACTAGTTTAACTTCTAACTAGTACTTTGTCAAGTGTTCCGGTGTTCGAAATGGCAGGTAAATGTTTTACTTTGAAGTAGTTGTATACTCCTGTAACATTAGCATAACCAATTGTGTCTTGGTTTGTTAAACTAACAGTAGTCAAATCTACCCAACTAGTATCAGCAGTAACTTGGCTATCTAATGTACCTTGTATTGTAACATCGCCTGTGTACGAGTTACTATAGTGTGTAAACGTATGTATAGCATTGTTGCGTTTGTACTCTGCTTGTGCATCTACAATACTACTAAAGTATTCTGTAATCTGTCCGCCATATGTATAAAAATGTGACGTAGTAGGACGAAGAAACTCTGTATTTGGTAATTCAACACTGTTTGTAAATGCAGGATATACATGGTCAACAATTTCTAAAGTACCAGCAACGCCGTAGTGTGTGTTTGCATAAGTTGCATGATTACCTGAACCGCCAATAGTTCTAGTAACACTAAACTTATAAAACTTGCTTACTAAAGACGCCGTATCGCTCTCTGTAAGCGTGATTGTAGCAACACCCTTTGTAGATGTTGTACTGCCGTCATCAAGTGTTGTACATGCTTTTTGTAGGTGTACAGCACCGGTTTCGTTGTTCACTAAATTAAATGTTAGTGTTTCGCCGTTCATGTCTAACGGTTTCTGGTCTTGGTTTTTAACGGTAAATTTAATGGTGTTCGTAACACCCTTAACTACCTGAATATCTTTCTGGTACATTGGCGTATATCCTTGTTTTACGGTCCCGTCCAAATCACTGAACAAGGTAAATCCGGTTTCATAAATATATATGGGTAACTTATGCATATTGAGTTCATCCTATAATACTATTTATTGGAAAGACATGACAACAGTACAAGAAGATTTACAAGAAAAGTTTCCGTTTTTAAGTTGTTTAAAACACGGTGATAATGAATACGTTGGTATAATCATTAACCAAGATTCAAGTGTTACAAGTATATATGATTATTCTACATGTAACAACGATGCACAAAAACTACGTCTACTAGAATGTGGCGATAGTTGGTGGTGGGAGTCTAATAGAAAAATACCAATTAACATCTTTATGAAACAAGATATGGCACCGTTCAGAAGTCTTATTAAGACGTTTGCGACAAAAGATGTAGAATTATTATTCGGACCTATGGTTAGGTTAAATGATATAACTGAAAAAAGAATTAAAAGAAAGAGTATTCAGTTAGTAAGAAAGATCAAATAGTATTTGTATTTTTATACCTTAGCCAAGTAAAATAATCAACAACTATAAACTGCAACAATATTCCTAAAGGTACTAAAGTCCCTCCGAATAGTATCCATGGAAGAATAAACATCCACAACAAAAGCCTAAACAGATACTTCATAACAAGTTCACTAGGTACAGTCCATGTCAACCATGGACCTGGATCTTTAATATGCTTTGGTCTATAATCTTCCCACTCGTAATTCATTAGTAACTCGCATACACTACAAATAATATACAAGCAATAAATCCTGCAACCAATACATGGTTACCAAGATTCAACCAACTCGTTCCTACTGTGTGACTATTCTTTGGATCTATAAATTTATTTTTCATTATACACGTCTTTCTTTTACACTAGCACAATCTACACAAAGTTCTACACCGGGTACTAGTTCTTGTCTTGCTTTAGGTATGTCGTTACCACATTCAATACATTCTTCTAGACTTGGTTTTAGTTTTTGTTTGGCTAGTTTCTCCCTATGCTTCCTTAATACTGCTTCGTTCTCTAGTAATGCACTTACTTGTGCAATCTCTTGTTCTTCAAATGTGTCGTTGTTAAAAATAAATTGTTCTTCATTATTCATATATTTCTTCACAGATTAAATTCATATGTACCACAATCGCATGTGCATAAGCAACTGCGTGTGCCTTTTTAAAGTAGTATTCATCACCTGTTGGTTTTGTCCACACTTCGTTCATTATCGTT